CCAGCTAGACCTTGTGTTAGTATTGATAATCCACCCAATACTTCTGGGCTGTATAATAATGATTTAACCATTTAGTAGTCCTTCCTTTTGTAAGTAGTCATAAAATATATTGTCTTTGTGTACTTTACCATTTTGGCTTGTGCTTATTTGATTTTCTAATCTTGATTTTATATCGTTGTAGCTTTGAGAAAATGAACCCCCAGTTACATTATCAAAATAACTATTAACCATAGAGTCTGGCAAACTATTTCCACCAGAAATAATATCTGGAACTGCTTGATTAATTTGACTTCTATCAAGTGTATTACCTAGTAAATATTCTTTATTAGTTAATATGCCACCATCATCTCCAACTTGTGAATAGTTAGCTTTAAGTTTAGTTCCATCAAATCCTAAAATATCTAGTGCTTGTTTATTTTTAAAAGCATCCATTAATGATTTACCAATAATAGACATAGCTCCTGTTATTGGATTGACACCAGTTATACCAATACTTGATTTAAGAAAAGTTTCTACTGGAGCATCTAAAAAACCATCATTATAAGTTGAAGCATCTAAGTTCATCTTACTTGTTAAGTCATCATAAAAGCTATCATTTTTTAAACTATCTAAACTAACTTCAATAGCATTTTGAATATATGCTTTACCTTCTATATCTACATTTGGTTTTCCTGAATTTCTTGTAGAGTTTGCAATTGCTTGTAAGCTATTTAATGTTGCAATTTTTTCTTTATCACTAATGGTAGAGTCTAGCATCACACCTTGAATAGTTTTAGCTGTATATGTTTCGCCTTTTACAATACCAACTCCATCAGTTTTAACTCCAGTAAATTTACCATCTTGATTAAATTGTGGTGTTACAGTTGTTTTAATATTTGAGTAAGCATCTGTTTCATAATCAAAATTATTAGTTTCTTTTACATTGTAAGCATCACTCTCATAATCAAAATTTTTAGTTTCAGCTACATTGTAGGCTTCACTCTCATAATCAAAATTACTTCTTGTATTACCAGGATTGTTACTACCATCATCATTAGTACCTTTATCTTCTGATCCACCCATATCTCCTTGACCATCTAAACTTAAAAGACCAGATGCACCGACATTTGGTTTTCCATTATCTAAAGAGTTATGTAAATTGGCTTCAAGTAATAATCCTTTTTCAGCTTCCGTAATATATACAAGTTCTGTTGACGGACTGTCTTTAGATGATTTCCAAAATTTAGGTGCTTTAACTTCTTTGGTTTTACCAAGATAGTTTTTTACACCACCTTGTATTACAAAGTTTTTGTCTTTTGATAACATTTATGTCCTTATAAAATTATTGAAATTATACAAAAAATTATTAAACCAATAATATATTTAGATGTGTTTTGATCTATGTCTGTTTTTATGTCGTAAATTATTTTATGTATTTTATCCATTATAATAATCCAGCTAACAAACCAGCTAAAGCTCCCCCAGCAGCTTGCATACCACCAAATTTAGAGCCTATTAAAGCACCACCTAAAGCAGTTGTTACTGGACTAGCTTGTGTTTGTGTTTGATTTTGTTGTGTTGGAAACCCACTAGCAATAGGTGTAACTAAACCAGCATATTGTTGTAGTGATGCAAAAGGTGCTAAGTTTTTTTGTCTATCAATATTTTCTAATTGAGATCCTGTTTGAGTTAAACTTGGAACACTACCAGCTATATTTAATTGGTTTTGTCTTTCAGTATTGTACTGATTAAAAGCTAAAGGTAAGGCATAGTCAGCCACACCAGCGATTATATCTTGTTGATTCATCGCACTACCTGGAGTCCTTCCAGCAAGACTGTATTCACTATTAATACTATTTGCAATTTCACTTGTTGCGTTTTGCAACATGGGTGACAAATAAGGATTAGTATAATTACCAGCTAAAGTATCTTTTAATTGATTATAACCAGCAGTTCCAAGAACTTCTTGTTGGGCTAATCCAGTTGTTGTTTGTGTTGATGGTGGAACATAGCCACTAGCATTTACACCTTGATTATATAATTGACCAGACTCTGATAAAATTTGATTTAAAACTGGTTTTGCTGGTGCATAAGGTTCAACACCAGTTGATGTAACAGTTCCTCCACCAGATCCTCCTCCTCCAAATGACATTATTTATTCCCCTTTTGTGTTATTGATTTTTCTAAAACTACATGAGTTCTTTTATAATTAAATTGTTCCATAATTTTTTCCCATCCTTTTCTTGCTATTAGTTCCATGTTTGAACATTGATTATCTAAAGCAAAATCTTCTATTACACTTATTAGATGTTGCCATTTTTGTCTGTGTCTGCCTGTAACAATAAAAATATTGCAAGATTTTTTTAGTTTTCTTTCAACTATTTCTGTAACTACAACTCCGTAATATTTTTCTAAAGCTGTTGGTTTGTCTTTATCCCACACCACCCATAACTGCATTGTTTCTTTTTTTAAAACATCATAAACAAAATCTGCATTAGTATGATTGCCAGAGTATGCCAATGCTTCGCTAATATCTTTTTTAACTAAATTCCAAACGTCATCTAAATTAGATGAGGGTATATGTACTAAATTCATTATGTAATATTTAAGTAACTTATTCCTATATGAACTGAGTCTGTTGAGCTAACTGTTGCCTTTAGTTGATCTGAACTTTCTAGTATTAAAGGTACTGTTAAAATTTCAACTGAACTATTAGCTGTAAGTGATTGTGTTTTTAATATTGTATATTCTGCATTACTTGCAGAACTATCCAAAACATCTAGTGAAAATGTTGGAGTGTTAGCTGTATTATTTGTAACTCTTATAGATTTTATAATTATAGTTTCATTACTAGCTGCTGTTATTAGTGAAGTTTCTGATGCTGTTGCTAACGCAACACCTTTAAATTTATAAGTATTTGCCATAATTACCTTGTAGTAGCTTTAATATTAATTTTGTTATTAAAGTATCAACTCTGTTAAATTTTTATTTAAACCTATAGTTCCTTTATAAAAAGTATTAAAAGCTAAACTTATTCTAGTATTATTTCCTTTTTTAGTTTCTACTTGATGAATAGTTGATGATGGAAACATTACTAATTGACCAGTTTCTAAAGCAAACCACCATGTGTTTGAGTTCCATAAATTGTATTTTTCTATTTCTGGTACTATTTGTTGATAACCTCTTGGATTTGTAAATTTAATTTTATCATTTTCTTTATTACAATCAAAATAGAATACACCTGATACAACTGAGTTAGGGTGTGAATGTTGATGATGATATTGATTTTCTTCTGTATAATTTAACCAAGATTGAGTTATGTAAAGTTCTATATTATTTTTAGGAGAAATAATTTTTTCTAAATAATCTTGACAAGTTTTATCAATAAATTTTTTAATATTTTTAAATTCTTTTCTATTTAAAATATAATTATCTTTTGTGTTAATGTTTCCTTCATTTTTAACACAATGTTTTTTTTGTTCAGTTACAAATTGTAATTCTTGTTTTGTAAATGTTCTATCTATATTTGACATATAAATAGGAGTTGGAAATAAATTTTCAATAATAGGTATTTTCATATTATTAACAAATATTTATTGTCTGTTAAGTGTTAAGATTATCTATTAGATCCCATGTTTGATTATTTTCATTCCAAGCATAATTCCATTTATGAGTTCCAGATGTATTTTGATCTTGTTGTTCAGAATTTATTTCTGGTATGCTACCAATAGGTGATTCCCAAAGACAAGTATCTTCATTTAATATCCATGATGCGTAAGGTTTTTTAGATATAAAGGCATCTCTATCTTCATCGTAAGTCATACCTATTCCAGCATGATTTTTTCTTAAAGGTGTTCCACCTGAAGAATGAACCCCACCATAAGTGTTATAAGAAGTCTGTTTCCAAATAGACCAACCAGTTAATTTAGTTAGAAAATCTATTCCATTAACTTCTTGTTCAACTCCGTTAGAATCTAGTAGTTCGTTATTATGAACTGAAAGAACTTCTATTACTTTTGAATTTAATCCTATTTTTGCGAATGTAGCCATTATGCTGTGTAACTCCCACTTCCTGTAAATTTTAATATTTTATTTGAACCTGATGTAGATTCTGTAGGTGAACCAGTTATAGTTCCTGTGTAATTAGCAGTTGGTATACTTAAAATAACAACACCTTTTCCTCCAGCACTTCCTGCATTTCCTTGACCAGAACCAGAACCACCATTTCCTGTATTTGCTGTACCCACAGCACCAGGTGCTGCATTACCTGCATTTCCACCAGCGGCATAAGTTACAGAAGAACCAGTAATTGAATTTGCAGTACCTGCACCTCCACCTTCAACACTACCACCACCACCATTAGCAGCTTGTGCAGAAGAACCACCACCACCTGCACCATATCCACTACCAGATGTTACAGTTCCACCAGCATTACCTTGTGAAGGAGAAGTGCTTGGAGTATTTCCAGCACCACCAGCTTGACCAGTAGGTGCTGAAGGTGAACCACCAGCTCCCCCACCAGAACCACCAGCTTGACCAACACCACCATCAGCAGCAGAACCACCACCACCTCCAGCAGAAGTTATTGTTGTTAAACCTGAACCAGAAATAGATGAAGAACCACCTTGACCACCATCATTGCCAGCTGATGTACCAGCTCCACCAGAACCACCATCTCCTACTGTAATTGTAATTTCAGTTCCAACAGCTAAATTTTGAGTAGAAGTTCTAAATCCTCCTGCTCCACCACCACCAGAACCAGAACCAGATTGCGATGCACCAGAACCTCCTCCACCAGCAATAACTAAAAAATTTGTTGCATAAGGCAAACCAGATAAACTTTCATTAGTTCCAGAAATAGATAACCACCCTTGAGTTGTGTCTACATAACGTAATAAAGTTGCTTCTCTTTCTCCAGTTAATTGTAAATTAACTGTTCCACCTTGAATTTTTACATTATTGGGATCTATTGTTAAGGCATTAGTATCAAACGTACCAGCATAATCAATAAATTGTACTTCATCTCCTACACTTGGAGAAGATGGTAATGTAGCAGTACAAGCATTTGATGTTGTATTAATTAAATAAGCATTTCCAGCTGCAACTGTTACAGTTGAAGCTGTAACTATTGATTGAAAAGAAAGACCTCCACCAGAAGCATCACCCCAAGAAATATCAGTACCATCAGATGTTAATACTTGATTAGCTGTACCTTTAGTTAAAATTGCTGTGGCAGCACTAGCATTACCATAAATAATACTTCCTCTACTTAAAGCATCAAGATTGTCTATTTCTGCTGCTGTAGCATCTATAGCTGCAAGTTTAGTTAAGTCTGCTTGAACCAATCCACTAACACCATCTAATAAATTTAATTCTGTTGCAGTAGAAGTTAATGCTACATTTTCATTTATTTTTGGTGAAGTTAAAGTTTTGTTTGTAAGAGTTTGTGCAGTTGTTTTATCTACAGTTGTTCCTGTATCAATTGCTATTGTTCCAGCAGATGTAATAGTACCACCAGATAAACCAGTTCCAGCAACAACAGAAGTTACAGTTCCTGAGTTACTTGGTGTAATTACAGTATAAGTAATACTTGTAGATCCTAATGTTGCATCAGTATTTGTAGTACATAAAAATATTTTATTATCATTTGCAGAACCTTGATTAGTTATAACCATACCACCAGATAATTCTGCAATAGTATTATGTTCTGGATCTCTTGATGCTGCACCAGCACCAGATCCTACTGCAAGGTATAAACCATTTTCTGTATCTGTACTTTGATTTTTAACTAAAACTCTATCTCCAGCAACTAGGGTTACACCATCAATTGTATCACCAGCTTCTAAACCATTTGATAAATTAATATTTGCTGTTGAAGCACACTCTGCAATAATTCTAGTTCTTAATCCAGCTACTGCATTATCAACATATGTTGTTGCAGCTTTAGCATTTATTTGTGTTTGAGCATTAGATGATAAAGTATTAATGTACTGAAATTCTGCACTTGTAACTGTTCCATTTGCAATTTTAGTTGCATCTATTGCTGCACTTGCATTAACATCTGCATTAACAATTGCACCATCTGCTATTTTTGCAGTAGTAATTTGAGAATCAGCTATGTGTGCTGTATCAATTGATCCATTAACATATTGATCTGAGTCTACTGAGTTAGCTGCCATTTTAGCAACTGTAATTTGTGAGTCTGCAATATGAGCTGTATCAATTGAACCATCTACATAATGCTCACTATTAATTTGGTCGTCAGCTATTTTTGCACCAGTTATAGCATCAGCATTTATTTTAGCTGTAGTTACAGCATTAGTTCCAATTTTATCTGCTGTTACTTGAGCAGATGCAATATGTGCAGTATCAATACTGCCATCTACATACTGGTCAGAATCAACAGAATTAACTGCCATCTTAGCAACTGTAATTGCACCACTTGCAATTTTAATAGATGCAATTGATCCGTCTGCTAATTTAATAGTTTCAATAATACCATCTGGAATAGAATTGTTTGTTTTAGATAAAGCACCAATGTAAACATTTGTAATAGCTTCACTTGATAACGAACCACTATCCCAAGTTACATTTACTGTAGTGTTTGTAGAAAAAGTTGAAGAACTAATTGTTCCATAAATTGTACCAGGTGTAGAAGCTGTTAATTTAATTCTTCTTCCAGCATGATAAATTGCTGTAACATTAACACCAGCAATTGTAAAAGAAGTTGAACTTGCATAAGCTGCTGTAAAAGCTGCATCACCATCACCATACTCAACCCATTGGCTATCGTTATACCATTCTCTAGTATTTTTCATCAAAGCTCTAATAGCATTGTTCAAGTTAGATGGAAGCATACCCTCATTGGTATCAATTCCATTTAGATCAATATTATTTGCTTGTGTTGTTGAGTAATCTTTTATTCCTGACATTTATTTGCTCCTAATTCATAAACCAACTAAAAGCCTTATCGCTTTCAGTATTATTTTTGTTAATTAATGTATTTACTGCTTCTTCAATTTGTCTTTGAAAATATTCTTGTGTTTCAATTGAGTAACGAACATTATCAATATCAATTTTATCACTCATTATCTTGTTCCGCCTGGACTAGCTGTTAAATCTATTCCTTGTGCATTAGTCCAAATGCTTTCTGCTGGAATTTTTACATTAGCTCTAAAGTATCTACCAGATTTTCTTACTGGATTAATACCAGAATCATTCATTGAACTTGATGCTGATGATGTAACTGCATCTGATAATTTATCTCTAGTTTTAATAATTACATTTGCACTAGCATCTACAATTGGTCTAACACCAGTTACATTTGCTCTTGCACCTGGAAACAATTCTGTTTCTTTAGTTTCAAGTTCGGCTTCTAAATTTTTTCCAGAAAAAATAGCTGCTTTAAAATTTTCATCAATAGCACCTAAATACAAATGCCCTGTTGTCCAAAATGGAGTATCTAATGAAATATTAATTTCATCTAAGTTCTCACTTATAATATCCATTAACTCAACTGTGTTAGCTACTACAAATTGTTTAAAGATTTGTGATGCTTTAATTTTTGCAATTGACCATTTTTGAGTTACATAATTATAGATTAACATTTTATCACAAATACCAGTTGTGTTTGGATTATCTTTTGAGGGATATAACCAAATTGCTAAAGTATTAAATGGATCAACAGCAGCAGTAATTCTATCTGTATATGCTTTATTTAAATCACTATCAAAAAATCTATTTATTTTCTCAGCTCCTATCGGCAATACTTGATCGCCATTGATTTGAAAAAATCCATCTGATGCGTAAAAGAAAATTTGTCTGTTGTCTTGGCAAACTGTTTGTCCAAATACAGCTCCTCTATTTGGAGAGATTACTGAGAAACGAAATATTGTTGCTCCTCCAACAAAATCCATTCTTATAATTTGATCTTGTCTAAAAACATATCCAACTTCACCAGAAGTTATTGCAACTACTTGTCCACCAGAGCCTGGCAAGTCTTGAGTATCTGATGATTTAACACCAGCTTCCCATGTTGAAATGTCATTTAATCCTGACCATGCAACTCTGTTTTTTGCACCCTCTATATTACCAGTTACTAAAAAATCTCTTATCACACCTGAAACTCTAAATTTAGCTGGTACTGTTCCAGAACCTGATGCGTCTGCTAGAGCTTGTAAATTAACAAATCCTGTTGATGTACCCATTAAAAAATATTGAGGAACATCTACACCATTTGTAGCAATTACAAAATTACCAAATTGAGTAAAAGTTATAAAGTCATTAGCAGTTCCACTTAAAGGAGTTCCACCAATAAAATTTGTTGTTGTTAATCTTACAGTATCTGATGAAACATTAGTTAAATTTAATCTACCTACTGCTGCTCTTGTTACAGTCACTACTGCATCTGCAACTGTTGCTGTAAAATCAGCATGAGCATTAATTGCAGTTTTTAAATTTGTTGCTGTTGTATTATTATTTGTTTCTACTTTAAACTGAGTGCCAGATGCTGTGCCAGTTGTTGAAGTAAATACAACAATTGAAGCATCATTTTTTTTTAAAGTAATAGTTTTACTAGCTCCAATATTTGCATAATCTGAAACTGTAATTGTGCAAGTAGCTTTAGCTGTAGTTAAAAATAATCCACCAGCTCCTTTATCTACAAAAGATCCAGATGCTAGTTGATAAATAGTATCTTCTGTTCCTACAAAAGTGAATACTGTGTTTTCATTATTACGAAACGATCCAGCACCTTTTGCATTTTGTGTAACTGTTGATGTACCACTATAAGATACTAAACCCTTTACAGGCTTGTATGAAGTTTGGGCATGGTAGACGTTAGTCGCCACAGTTGCACCAGGATTCAAATGATCTGGTTGATCTGGTAGCCATTCGCCAAAAGGTAATTGCATTATTTTTTTTTCCTGTTGTTAAGAAATTGAAACAAATGGAGATCTTACTGAGGTTACAGTTCTAACTTGTAACGGACTTCCATTGTATTCATCTTCTCTATCGTTTAACTCTAATCGTTCCATAGCTGTTGCATACATTTGTTGCCAAGTTTGGATTTGTTGTGGATTGATACCACCTAAAAAGTTTGCTGCATGAAATAATGATCCATACAAATAAATTGCTGGATGACTTTCTAAAATATAATTTGTTGCAACTGATGAACTTAAAGCTGGGAATTTTTTAAAGTAATTCATTTTAGCTGTGTAAGTTGCATCTGGTTTTGGAGAGAATCTAACTGTATCTCCTAAAATTGTAAATGTACTTGGTCTGCCAGTAGTTGATGTTCCACTTGTTGCATCCATTGTTGCTGGTGTTGAATAAATCAATGGAGTTTTTGTTTGACCAGCTAAAATATAAAAATCTCTAATTTGTAAAAAGTCAGTTGGTAGTGCAGCAGTTTCTGCATCAACAGTTATACTAACTTGAGTTATCATTGATCTAACTCTTAATTTAGAATTAAAGTCAGCTTCTGTTAATTTAATAAAATCATCACCTATCTCAGTTGTTAAATCTGATCTGTTTAACCAATTTGCAAGTGATGCTTTTAATCCTGTGTATGTACTTAATGCCATTAAAATCTTCCTGGTGCTGTTCTAAAATATCTATAATCAGAACTGTTTAATTTTTCTTTGAGAATTTTTGTTTGAACTTCTTTTGGTAAACCAAACCAATTACCTTTGTTTATATCGCCATTGTATTCTTTAGCCCATATTTCAAGGATAATAGAAGGTACTGATGCTACTCTTTTCAACCCTTTATCAGGTGAATAACCATCATTCTGAGTGTATAGTTTTTTATTGTGATCTATAATTGGTTTTATATCAACAGCTCTTTTTTGGATAACACCTTTATCTTCGTTATCATAAAAAGTTTCTGTTGTTACACCATCATTATCGACTCTAAGTTTTCCCATTATCTTCCCTGACCTTTATATCTAGTAAGTTTCATATTTAATTTCTCACTTTTTGAAGGAGATTTTTTATGAACACCTTTTCTCTTAGGTGGTTTATCTCTAGGAATAAAACTGCTAAAATTCTGCTTTGCCAAAATTAGCCTGTCATTTCAGTAACAAATAAATCGCCACTTGTAGAAGTATTTCTGATTGCAGCTATTTTTGAGTTTGGCTCACACTTAACAATTTCAATTTCATTTTCTGGTAAATACATATCAGTAACAACTGCAACAGGAGCTAAAGGATCAATAAAAGTTATAACTACATCATTATCAATTGATGCTGTTCCACTTAAAGTAATTCTTGTTGCACTTACAATTGTTGCAACTGTTCTAAGGGCAGTTATTCCAGTACCCTCAACTATTTGCCCAACTTTAATTTCAGATAATCCATTAACAACACCATTAAAATTAACTGTTGCACTTGAACTTACTGTACCATCTACAACTGCTGTTGCTTGTGTTCCACCAGCAGCAATTTTAACATGACAAGCTTTAGTAGCAGATATTCTTACATATTCTGTATCTGATCCTAGAGGGTTTGCAGTTCTAATACTTGCAGCAGTAAAAGAAACTTTTTGTGTAGCTCCAGGTCTTAAACCATAATTATAACTCATAACTTATTTCCCTTTTTTTTTAGATTTTGATTTTTTCTTTTTGCTTTTTTTTGGTCGACCTTTTTTAGAACCATAAGTTCCCATTCCCATTGGCATAATTTATTTCCTTTTAATTGATTAGTATTTGTGGGGAAGTATCGCTAGACAAGATCCCCACAAAATTTGTAATTATCTTCTGATAACAAGAGTTACAGCCATAGCTGATGCGTTTGATGAACCACCATTTGTGATAAGTTCAACAGTACCATCTTCTTCAACTCTATTTAAAGCAGTTGGGGCAACAGTTAAAACTCTGTTAGCTGATCCAGTTGCTACATGACTAATTGCACTTCCAGTAATTGCAACACCACCTATTTCAAAAGAGATGGCTGCTGTTCCAGTAGTAACAACTGCATTGTGTGTAATTATTTTGATAATACTTCCACCATCAGGCACAACAACAAAAGTTGATGATGCAGATGATACATTTGGTATTATTCCACTTATAAAGTAATCGTTTAGTGTTCTCATTGTCTTTTCCTTTTTTTTGTATTGCTTCGTTCCGATATTTAATCTTCAAAGAAAACAAAATTATTATTGAATATTATGAGGGAGTATAAATACCCCCCCATAAAAGTTATAACTACGCAGTAGTTAAATCGAATATACCACCAGAGGCAGCTTGGTTTCTTGACTCAAGAGTGTACTCTGCAAGTAAGAATTTCTTCTGTGCATCTCCACTTTGAGCTAGATCCTGTAGTTGGAAATCTCTTAGGTAAGAAACTGCCCACATATCAGGTTGTAAAACATAAGCTGATCTTTGTTGCATAAATCTATTTGGTACAGCAGTTAATGCTCCAAAATCTGATTCATAAATATCAACAGCAGCAACTAATCTTTTATTTTCAGCTGGGTCAAACCTAGTTGATCCACCAGTAAAACCAGATAGTTTTTGTTTGTTGAAAGAACCCAACATAATCATTGTTGGATCTCCACCAGAGTCCCAACACTTCTTTACAACATCTTTTAGTTGTGATTCTGTAAAGGCTCTTTGAGTTCCAATAACTCTTACATCAGTACCATTACCAGCTGGATCTGCTGGAGTAGGAGAACCTGCTGCTGAGTGGTTAGTGTTTGCTTCAATCCAAGTTTCAATACCAGCAAGTTTTCTTGCTGCTGTATCACTTCCTGTAGCTGGAGCTTGGTTTAATAATAGAGTAGTTTCCATATCTCTTTTTAGCTCTTTAGAAGCTTTTGAGATTTGGTAAGCCATTTCATTATTTCTACCAGCTTTAGATACAGACTCTAGAGTACCAGAAACGATCACAGCTTTTCTTGAAATCTGTGTTTTGTTTCCAACTCTAACAGTTGCAACCATAGCATTAAAAGCTACTTCATCACCTTCAATTTGGTGATTGTTAGAAGCTGCTGCTGCTAAGGCATCTGTTTGCCATTCATGGTGTACTCCTGTTGCTGTAGTTTTTCCAACATTTGACATAAAAGGAGTGTCAGTTGGACTTATTGAATAAATAATATCCGATAAATCTTCTCTTTCACCTTTTGCATCATATTGGCTATATGTGTTTGTTATTTGTGCCATTATATTTGTCCTTGAGGTTAGTTGTTATTAATCATGTCTAAAAACATACTGGTTGCATCTTTAGTGCTGCCAGATTTTCTTAGACGACTAAACTTTTCTTTTCTAGTTTTTAGAAGTGCATCGTTGCTATCTTTTTTAATCCCAGAAGAAAATGGTCTATTCGGTTTAGTAATTTTTCTTGCAATATTCGGTTTTGAACTTTGCATATTACGATACTTCATAGCATCTCTAACCAACAGAATTATCCTATGGTCACTAACATCATTAATTTCATGGTCTGTAAAACCATAAGATTTTAAATTAGTGTTAAGGTCTTTGCTTAAACTTGCTAATTTACTTGGATCAGATAACTCAGGCATTTTACTTTTCAACAAATAATGTTGTTCCATAATATACTTTTGCTTTTCTTGTTTCCTAGCATTTTCAGTTTTAGCAATGCTGTCATTAAGAACTTCTTGTTTTTTTCTTAAACGATGTTCTATTCTTGCAGCTTCTGTGGCATCTTCTTCATACAACTTTGATAAATCAGCAGAACTAATCTCCTGGTTTAATTGTTGTTGGGCATAAGACAGAGCTTGATTAACTTCGTCAAACTTTTTAGATAAGTCTTGCCTTTGTTGTTCAGACTCAGATTGAAAGCTCTTTCTTTCATGAGAAAGCTCCTCCGTCTTGCGTCTGTAGTCACTATCCCTTGAATAACCGTTCTTTAATTCATCAAGGGTAACATCTAATTCTTGACCAGCAACTTTTACCTTGTAGGTGGAATCTTCTAGTTCCTCTTGAATCTCAGTATGTTGTTCGTCTTGAGATACTTCTTGCTCAGATAATTCTGTATCTTCGCTTATTTCCTGTTCCTGAGGTTGATCTTCGTTTGAAGATTCCTCATTTGTTGGTTCAGGAGAATTTTGTGTTAGTGTTGAAGCTTGTTGTCCAACAATATCTTCTTCTTTTGGACTTAATAATCCATTTAATGCTTTTGTTGCTTTTTGCATATCAGTTTCAGATCCTTTTAAAGGGTTGCCTTGATTGTCTGCCATGTGTTTGTCCTTTTTAAGTTAAGCTCCTCATATGAGGTTGGCTTATCCCAATCATTGTGACTAGAATTCTTTATTCTTAATATTATTTCTAAAATCTTCTAATTGCTTACTTGCAAGTTTGCCTGTTTCAACAATTTCTATAAAGTGTTGCTCTACTTTACCGACCACTTGGTAAGCTAACCAAAGTTTTTCTCTAGTTTCAGTTTCGGCTGCACCAGTATTAAATAAGCTTTCTGAATATAAAGCTTTGAGTTTAATAAATGCTGCTTTTAATAAATCGTTTTCTAAAAGTTGTTTAGCCTTGTTCGATTGGGTCTGTTCCTTTTGGAGGTCGCCCTGTTCCAGGTTGTTCATTTAAACTTTCAATTTGATTTTGTAACATTTGTGATTTGTCATTTGTGTTTCTAAAATCTTTAATAGATTCTTGTACTAGGATTTTGTTTAAATTTGCGTCAGCTCTTAATTGTTGTGAATCTATTTGAGCATTGTATTTTAACTCAAGTTCTTTCATTCTAATTTCTTGATCTAAAAGCATCCCAGCATTTCTACTCTTTAATTCTTTAAGCTCTAATTCTAGTTGTGCATTTTTTCGTTTTTCTTCTGATGCAATTCTAGTAAATTCTATTTTCTCAATAGGTGTAGGAGCTGGTGGTTGTTTAGGTTGTACCATCGACTTGCCCATATCAGGATTAACAAAATAATTATCAACATTTTTAAGCCCAGCATTTTCAACAATTTTTGCCAAACTATTATAAATATTTTTAAGACTAACCATTGGGTATTCTTGACCACCCTGTAATTGAAAGGCTTGAAGCTGTCTTTCTAAAATACTATTCATTATAACTGCTTGTTGATCGCTAGATCCTGTACCTAAGCCAACACTAATAGTTATATTATATCTGTTTCTCCATTCAGTAGGTCTGACTGGTACAAACTCATTGTTTAATTCAACAACTCTTTCTTTATCTTGATACTTACAAGTAAGTTCAAATATTTTTTTAAATAAATCTTTAATTCCTGTTTCAGCAAATACTCTAGCTACTAATTCCATTCTCATCTGAGATTGGCTCATTAAAGCATTAACACCAGTTGCAGTTTTATTTAAACTGTCGGCATCTAATCCTTGTGAGTATCTTGTAACACCAGTTCTAGATTCTCTAACTGTATCTAAATATTCTAGTAGTGGAAAAGCTTGTTGTGAAATAGTTTGTGATTGCATTGGCATCATAACTTGACTTGGTGGTTGTTTAGTTCTTACAACTCCGCCAGGTCGACTTGTTAATAGGTCATCCAAGTTCACCATTCCATCCATGATGGCTACTCTGTTATTATTTGTTAAATACATATTATCTAACAACTGTCGCATAACAGTAGATTTAACTAATTGAACATCTTCTACTAATTCAGAAATTGATCTGCCATAAAATCTGTGTGGCATTGGAATAGGTGTGATTGAACAAAATGGCATTTTATCACAAGCCATATTTTCTAATATTGTATAACCGCCAGTTCCAGCAACTGTAATTTTTCTTAACTCTGCAATACCATCTCCATCAGTATCAACTCTAATATAACATTCAAATAATTCTACTTCTTCTGTTGAACGATCTGTGGATTCAGCAAAAGGTGTTTCGTCAATACCAGAATTTCTTGTTAAGCTTTCTTCATTTAATAAATTTTCATTTGAAATGGGTAAATCATCTATTATTTTTTTATCAAAGCCCATCTCTATTAATTCACTTCTTGTCTTAGAAACTCTGTGAGCTATAAAATTTGCTTCTTCAATTGTCTTAGCTGTTCTTTGAATTAAAAATTCCTCAGGTGGAATATTTTCTATCTTAACTTTGCCAGACCCATTAGTTCTTTTAATAATAGCATTGTGCATCATAGGCACAGGCATTTCTGGCATAATTTCGCCAGTCTTAATAGCCATAGCTTTAACTACTTCTAATTGAGCTTTAGTAGTTTCATCTTCAAAGCTTTCTTCTTCTACAACTTCAATATTATCATCTTCTATTAATATTCTGTATTCATCGTCACTTAAATTTGTATATGTTTCTTGCTCAACACTTTCAGACTCATCCCAATAAACTTTGACGATCCCATTCTTTTCTAAAAGAGCATCTTTGAACCAGGTATATAAAATTGAAAAACCATCGTTATCTTTATTAAAAATATAATTAATATAGCTAGTTACTTGCTCAGCCATCTTAATATCTTCAACTTTAACAGGCTCACACTTAACAACCTTCTCACTTGATGTAAAAATTCTAAGTAGGTTTGGCAGTATGGTTTCAATAGTGTCAGCTACATCAGTTGATACAACTTGTGATCTACCATCTATTTCTGTGCCTAGCTTTTCGCCCATGTAATACTCAAGCGATTTTTTTCTTTGGCTAGATAAAGAACCACCCATATACCCTAAAGCATTTGTTATTTCGGAATTGATAATTCCTCTTAACTCTATATCTGATATTTTTTTTGCCATAACTTTTTAAACTATATAATTTGTGTTAACTGGAACTTCTTTTTTCCAATTTGAAAGTTCTATTCCTTGCCCAGCTACTCCAGTTCTAAAAGCATCAGCACAATGCGATGCGTAAGAGTGTTGTGGTTTAGATTTAAAAACTTGTGCCTTGTCATCCCATTTTTTTTGGTAGGCTTTTAAATACTCAATTCCTGTTGCACACTTGTCCTGGTCAAACCAGCAATTTACTAAATTTTTTCTGACAGATTCTATTCCATCTTCAATACTAAGCTTAGGTGCTACTTCACCAACTATACCAAGATCCAATAAAGCTTCTAATCTTGTTTTAGCATAATTGCCAAGCTCCCTAACTTTTACATCATGGGGGAATATGTGAGTGCTATATTCAAAGCCTTTATTTTTTAAAACATCAGCATAGTGATCTAAACCATGTCCAGTATTTTCGTAATAATCAATTAATCTTATTTCTTTTTTGTGTCGCTGCACAAACCATATTGCAGTCTGGTCATTCATGCCCAGATCCCACCATGTTTCTACATCTATGTCCTCATCAAATAGATTGGACACCATTCTTTTTTCTTTTACTAAATCTTCTATTATAGTTCCATAATACGATCCTGTTATTGCAGCTTGAAATGAACATTCAAATTCTTGCTCATATAAGTCTTTGGACATTACATCTTTAGCAGCCTGTAATTCCTCATCGTCTAAAATTTCTGTTTCACTTGCTTTGTAAGTACAAGCATACCATTTAGGATTTTTTATAGCTGATTGGTAAAGCTGATAAAAATTGTTTCTTCCTTTTGGTGTACCTATAAAAATGCACCAACCTTTTCGGTCTGCCAGAGCTGGTCTTATGACTTCTGGAAATATAGTTGGTTTAATAGATTGTGTTTCATCGAATACACAACCATCTAAACTAATACCTCTAATTGCTTGATCGTTTTCAGCTCCAAGAATTGTTATCCTTGAACCATTTGGTAAATCACATCTAAGCTCAGATTCATTAAATTTAGTGCCAGGTATCTTTCCAGCGAACTGCTTAATGTAATCCCAAGCGGTTGCCTTTCCTTGTAGCCTGTAGGGCGATATAAAGGCATATCTAGGGTTAAGGTACTTGTTAGTTAAAGCTGCTTTTAACATATGGTTTATAGCCATGACTGTTTTACCAGCTCTCCTGTGGAGAACGATCACACTAAACCTATGTTTATCTATTTGCCCATGTAGTATTTTTTGTAAAGCTCTAGGCTTGTAAGGTATAACTATATTCGGCATTTTTTAAAATTAGTGGAGTGTAATACTTTCAGATGTAGAAATAGGCTCTATGCCAAGATCATCCATGACCTGAAAAGAAAAATTATCACATTCTTTTAAATCTTTAAAACCATCAAAATGTACGATCACACTTTTAGTGGACTCCATTATATAAACGATAGCCGTATAACCCTTTTTTTTATCATCAAATTTTTTCATGCAAATCTCTTGTTGTAGGTGTGTGTAACTTCCCTAAGTTTTTTTTCTAATCCAAATATTATTTTGGGGGTCGCTTTTATTTAAACCCCATGAGATTCTGGTGCAGAACCAAGTAAAATGATTGTTAATCAACTGTTCTGCTTAAATAAGCTAATAAATTAGCCATTTATTTATAGAAATATAAATAAAGTATAGCTTACTTTAATTTTTTAAGGTTTTACTTTAGAATTATTCTATTATGTGACAAATATGTCACAATTTTATCAATTTTTGGCTATAAGTGAGTGTGTGCTACGTTTGGGTCAATTTAGGGAGATATTACAACTAAACCAACAAATACAATACTATTTTCACCTATTACTTATCCCATTTAACTACAAGAGGAGATGAATCTGATCCCAAATGAGTTAAACTATCCTTCTTAGCATAATATTTAGGTGCTAATCGTTCTGATTTCCACTTAGTTAAATCAATAAATGATTTGATTAAGTGAGTCTGACCTAAATCTGTTTTCTCTTTAAACTTACTATCTTCTAAACTCTGATTAATTAAATCAGTAGCATCACTCAGTAAATATTCTATTCCATCAGTCTTAGCTGTTTCATATTGTTTTCTAAGCTCTTGGTCTTTAGCCATCCACAATCTAAATGATTGCCAACATGGTCTATCTTCTTTTTTATTCTGTGGAGATAAACAACTTCTGATACTTAAACCAATTGCTAGTTCTTCCATAATATCAGCAATAACTTTTGGATTCTTTTTTGTTTTATTAGCCATTTTAAATGTAATTAAGGGTTGTAATTGAATTAACACTCATGTTAACTCACTTAGATTCGTTATTAACCGAATCAGAGAGGAATAATATGTTTAGAAATAATAAAATATCATCCAACACAGTAAATATGTTCAAATT